AACCAATTTCGATCAAAATTAAAAATTAAAAATTTAAAGAGGAAAACAAGGTTGTTGTCTCATCGATTAAGTTCAGACACTCCAAGAATTCCGGGTCCACTTACACCAATTCGAAGTAAGGCTCATTTAATCTCTTTCTTATGTGCTTCACGTTTCAATGTTTTACAATTTGTTAAAGATAGTGAAATAATTTGAAAGCATAAAGTTATGCCTAAAATTGATCCTGTCACCGCCCAGAAATCACGGGCAAGAGCCAAAATTGGCTGAAATAAAGCGGTTGCCTTTCAATTTATTAATCACAAAAAGACTACTTATAATACGATAAGTGACGCTGTTAATCTGGTCAACTCTGATGAACACTGAAAGAGCATTTGTAAAAAGATCAAAGATCTCACTGGTAAGAATATTACTAAAAAGATTGATCCTGAACGCTTAGGGAACGGAGTCCGTTTACTAGTCAAGAGTGTATTCAAAGATGAAAAAGACATTCCTACTTTTGAACCTTGCTTCGATGTAGATAAAATCTGAAGTCGCATTAATAAACAGGCAGGTTCTGGCTGAGGTGTAAAAGGTAAGAAGGGCCTACATAAGGATATAGTTTATGATATTGTTCAAAAAGTGAAGAATTCCCGATTGGATACTGCTGAACTAGATCTTCCGGCTTTAGTAGTCTCTGTAATCCAGCCTAGTAAATCAAAAGGTTTCAAGAATAGACTCGCTTTTTGTCCGACTATGTCTTTCACTATTGTTGAAATGATTTTTGGCCTTCATTTCTTGGAGTGGATAGAGAGTAAAAAGGATATGGATATTAGATATGGAGACACTCCTGCTATCACATATGAGCTAATCAAGACATTAGCTAAGAAGTACAAGATTCCGATTGATTTCAGTTCATATGATCAAACTATTCCGTCTTTCATTATCGTATTATTTTTCCTACTGATGAAGGCTCTTCTTAAGGTAACTGAAAAAGAAAGCGAAATCTTTGATTATATGGTATCTTACATTATTAATGCTCCTATTTATCATGATGACTTAGGTCTAGTGTATAGATACAGAGGTATAATTTCTGGTAGTCTTTATACCAATGTTGCTGACTCTTTTTGCAACTGTTTGATATTAGGTTATTCTAGTAATAAAAATAACGGTTTAGATAAAGTAATTGTCTATGGTGATGACAACATTCTTATTGGTGAGAGGCGCTTTCCAGATATTGAAGGTCTAGAGAAGAACTTATCTAATCTCGGAATGACTATAACTTATGATAAGTCTAAGTTTAGTAATTCATTTAATATTGAGTTTGCGGGTAGTTTGTGGACAAAAAGAGGTCCTGAGCGAAATTATCTTAGAATGATGTATGGTTGTGTTATGGTTAAACACAAATGACCTTGATTTAAGAGGAGGATCGATATGTTAAAATCAAGAATTTACTCGATTTTCAAATATGATAGTAGGGTCTTTGAACTGATGCGGGATTTAAATCTAC